TGGGTCATCCACGGAATCCATTATACATAAATTATTAAAATTAACCAATAATTGCATACCGATATGTCTTATTGGCAGTCGAATTTGCAAAGTGGGTTATCGTAGCCGTACCCTGTCCTTGGGAACTAGCGTAAATGTTTGTCAATGCTGATGGAGAGATGTAGTTCATCGTAGTAATCAAAGACGCTGTAGATGGGTAATTTGTACCAGCAGCGTAGGCTTGAAGACTTACTAATGCACTATCTGCTTCCCACCAAAGTTCAATGTAATCATTTGCATTTAGGCTTAAATAATAGTTCCATCCAACCAAACCACGACCATCAACTGAGCCATGTTTACTAGGTACAGCAAAGAATCCTGTTGAGCCAGTAAGGTTAGTTCCGTTAACTTTTATCCAAACCCTTACATCATGGTCTTGCGAGTCAGTATTCTCAAACTGACCAGACCATTGAAAATTATAAATGCCTGTGTTTTTGACATTCATCCTAGAACTATTGGATAAAGTTATGCCATTGGAAAAGTCCGTAGTGTCCATCGTCATTGCATAGGCAGTATTTGCTGCAGCAAGAGTTTGGTCAACAAGGCTTTGGAAAGCCCCATAAGGCATATAGTCCGCATTGGCGGCAGCAGACGCTGGCGCAAACAAGATAACGCTGTCTGGGCCTATCCTTCTGTCTGTCAACGTAGTAGTTAAAGCACCACCTGTCGCTAGAGTCAAAGTCCCTGTGTTATTGGTCTTTCCATCCATGATGCCACGGACAACTTCAGCCACAGCCCTCTGGTCACCACCAAACGCAGGTAGGCTTCTAAACATCAGCGCACTCCCTGACCTGTCACATCAACATCCACAGCCACAGCGTTCTTCCAATCTGCGCCAGTAGGAACAACTTGAATACGATGATAACGCCCTGCGCTACGCAAAGAAACCCTGTTCTCTGAGTCGGCAGCTACTGGAGTCCCAAAGGTAACGTCTTGGCTTAACAATGTGCGAGAAGCTACAGCAATCGTTGCAGAGCCATTGTCTACCTGTGGTCTAGCCAAAGTCACTACAGACTGCCCACCAAGGTCAATATCGCCAGTAGCAATGTTTCCTGTAAGACTTGCACCTGTGTAGGTATAAACCTTTGCACCTAGCGTACCACCAAGGAAATACTTACCACCCACATACAAACGTGAATCTAAACTTGTCGTCAATGCGTCAATAGATGCGTTAATGCTATCTAATTGCTCAAGAGTTACAGCAGTCGTAGATGCCTCAGACAAGTAATCAGTACCTGCGTCTGCATAAGTCCATCTCTTTGTAGCAAAGTTGTAAATGATTAGTTTACGATTTCCGTCTGTAGCTACATAGTTCCAAATCACCAACTTACGGATAGGGTCAACAGCAGCAGACATAGAACCATAATCAGATTCTGATGCGTCATCAATAAAGAATCGGTCAACCTTCTCACTACCGATTGGCTGAACAGTCTGACCATCACACAGATAAAAACCATCGTCTGATAGGAAGAATGTAATCCCTTGGTACTGTGCAATAGAACCTGCAACCATACATCCCTTATTACGAGAGATGTTGTCAAACTGGAATATGAACGGAGTACCCACATAGGTCATTCGGCTAATGGCTCTTTCTAAGAACACCAAACCAAACTCACCACCACGGATTCCGACAATCTGTCCACCATCAGGAATATCTTGATAGTCAGACTGAGTGTTTACATTCTCTACCCAATCAGTCTCGTTATTAATAGCTGACCAACGAACACGATATTGTTGTTGTGCAGAAGATTCATAAGTATTAGCGCAAACCACAAAGTCACGCACAACAGTAATGAACTTAGCAATAGGCGCAGAAGCACTTAAATTAGCAAATGCTGTAGAAGTTCCTAAAGTCCATGCTTGTAATACATCAGCATTGTTAGTTGTGATAACAGTCTTACCAAACTGAGTAAAACGAACCTTGTCGTTAATACCAGTAGTCATCCCTGTCTTAACTTGAGTCAATGCGCCTACGCCATCTACTGTGTAAATCTTAGATGCACCAGAAGTAAACAACTGAGTTGTAGAGTCTGGATTCTTGGCAGCGTACAAAGAAACCAAATCCTCGGCAGCAGTACCAGAGAACGCTACAGCACTAGGGAAAGGCCCATATCCAACAGCCTGAGAAACCACGTTCTTAGCGTTAGTCAATGCACCAGTAATACCTGATTGGTCAGGCATCCACTCACCTAGTTGAATTCTTTGTGTAGCCATATTAGATGTATGTAGTTTGCATTGCCAAAGGAACGCCAGAGAATTGACCCTTCTCATCAGAACGAGTCAACGAACCCATAGCCCTGTCAAACATAGTTCCCCATGTATTGATTCGAGCATCGTTCATCAAATAAGGCTCGGCTTCAATCAAAGCACCATACAAGAGCAAGTCAGGACAAACAGTCAAGAATGTATTACTTGTGTTTGATGTACTCAAGAAAGGAGGCGCAGCAGAGTAAACCAAACTCAATGTGTAAGCAAAATCAGGAATAGGTGCTAACTTAAATGTGCTTGCCAAGACTGTGTAATCCAATGGCTTACCTGCGTCCATGCTTCGTGAGTTACGAGAGAACAAAGACGGAGATTCATAGTTCAATGGGAATACAGGATTACCTGCAACCACAAAATCTTTTACTTCTAAGAAGTCAGATGGGATATTAACTGTAGCAGTCCCAGATGTGCAGGTCAAAGATGTAGAAGTCAACATCTGACGAATACGCAAGTCTCTGCGTAAGCGTACTTCTGCCAAACGGATAAAGTCTGGAATCTGAGTCGTTAGGTCTGAACGAGCCAAGTATTCTGCAATAGTTGTCTGTAGTTCAGCATAGGTAGTAAAACTCATACAACTCCTGTTCTAGTGCGCCATGCACGATTCATTGGGTCATTCAAGAAAAGAGCAAAACGCTTTTCATCCAAAACAGCATAACCACGCATGATGCCTTGTTTGTTTAGGTCATCAATCACAGTCAAAGGGATAGATGCAACCTTGTTGCCAAACAAATTATCAGACCATCTTGCTCGTTCATCAAAGGAGTTATATTCCTTTTTATTCTGCTCAATAATGGCAGATACATCTTGACGAGTTTGGATAACAATTCCACCCTCACCATCGGCATGAACAGCAGTTTCTCGAATGTTTGTCATAGTGCAATTCTATCAGTTTGACTAGAAAAGAAAATGCCCCAGAGGGTTAGTCTGAGGCATTTTTTAGGTCACACCAGATTAAGGTGTCAAGTCAGCCAAAATGCCATGTGCAGCTTGGTTTTTAACTTCCAAGGTGTACTCAGCCAACAACTGTGTAGACTCATTGTCACCAGTCACAGCCAACTCGTTGGTCTGGAAGGGACGCAGATAAGCTACAGCAGCCATGTCTGGGTCAACGATAAACGCTGTGTCATCGCATGAGTTGGTAGAAGTCATAAAGCGGTTGGGGACAACAGAAATTGTGCCGAAATCGCTCATGTAAACATCCGCAGCCGCCACGATTGTGGTTGGTGTGTTAGACGGGGCCATGAAACGCTGTGCAGCGATACCAGCAAAAGCTGACACCAATTGCTTGTGTGCAGGGTTGACCATCAACACTTTGGGATTGCCACCAGAAGCGTAAACTTCTTTGATAACAGTCTTCAAGATGTCTTCTGTGAAGGTGCGATTTGTACCATTGGTACGAGCAGTAGTGCCCAAGTCACCAGCAACACCAGAAGTACCACCATCATAGTTGCTGTTCAACCATGCTTGCAGACCACCCAATTTACGAGCAGTAGAAGAATCACCATTGGAGGCAACTTGGTTGCTCAACAATGAAGTTTCCATGTCCCGCTTAATTTCAGCCGATGCTTTAGCCAATTGATAGGCTTTTTCAGATTTGCGGCCTGCTTTGTCAACGCTCTGCAAAGTGCCAGAAATCTTGATTGTTTTCTGTGCAATCTGAGTGCGGTTACCTACACGAGTAGTAGGAGACATAGTGGCATCTGATGCCGTGGCCCCTTCGACTGCGTAGTTCGTTAAAACAGCAGCCGAAAGTGAGTCCGTTTGCCACTCATGGTAAACAGCAGTAGCCTTTGTCTTGCCAATAGAAGACATGAAAGGTGTGTCTGTAGGGCTGATGTTATAGATAACGTCAGAGAGGTCTTCACGCATACCGATTGCGGTATATGTTTGATAGGTAGCCATAATTTAATACTCCAAAATTTAAAAGAATCGTTCAAATGCTTTAGCTGCGTCTGCGACTTTTCCTGTCTCACGCAACCTTTGCATAACCTGTTTATCCTGTGAATTCCTTGTAACTGGCGCAGAAGAACCAGAGCGCATCATCTTTGGGGCAGACTGGAGTTTTTTATTTAACTCTGGTTTGCTCTTTTGAAGTTGCTCATACTTCATTGCTTTATACAATGTATGCACAGCACGACTGTCATATACGGAACTGAGTTCTTGGTCAGACCACCCTACAGACTTCGCATAGTCACGGAATAAGACTAACTAGCTTCTCAGATTCTTGACGGAGATGGCTTTGCAGAGAGGCTTGTTGCTCGGCTTGTTGCTGTTGGGCAATGCGTTGCTGTTCATTCCTGACTACTGCTAACTGTTTCTCACGCTGACTCTGTTCAGCTACCGCTACCGCATAACCGATAGGGTCTGTTTCCTTTAAAACATCTAAGTCCACACCCCGATTTTGCTGCGTAAGGAAGCTATCCAACGCTTGCAACTTCTGGGCATATGCCTGTCGCTCTTGTTTAACCTGCTCTAAATGACCACGTTCAGCTTCAATCGCCTTACGTTGTTCAGCTAGAGCCTGAGACTTTTTGGTGTAATCCGTTCCTTGTTGATAACCCTTGATAAGTTCGTCTAGTTCTACTTCGACTTCCTCACCAGATGCTTTGACTTTATATCTCTGCTTTGGCTGTTCCTCGGATTCCTCCTCAGAATACTCAACTTCATCAGTCTCTTGTTGGTACTCTGGTTGACCTTCGGTTTGGCCTTGTTCGGCTTCCTCAGAATCACCCATCATGCCCTCAAACGCTGAAGCGGCTTGGTTTACATCTAGGCTTTCACTCCCTTGTGGGTTGGTGTTTTCCATTTGTCATCTCAATAATCGCCAGAAACCTTCTGGACGGAGGTGTAGCCTAAAGGCTACAGAATCTTCCACTTCTTCTCTCTAATCACAGTTTCCGAGGCCAAGCCTTCTAGGTGTCCTGTAAGTAGTTCAATAGTTTTAATGTGCCTATAAGCATCTTCACGCTTATCACATTCTTCTCCACTTGTGTTAATTATTACACTAATCTGTTCTTTTTTCAAGTTATCTATGACTTCTTTGAAAAAGTCATCATTTAACAGGTTTTTAGCCCATTGTGCCAGTACGTGCTTGTCCATATTGGTTTTGTATTCCAGAAATAATATCGTTAATAGACAAAGTGCTTGCTAATGGCATATCTTGCTTGCTACCCAAGATGCTCATCAAATCGTTATAACTCAAGCTAGATGGTTTTGAGTATTTGATAGGCTCTGGTACTAGACCATATTTAGGGTCTAGGAACTTTTCCCATTGAGTGCCACGCAACAGATTTTTGTCGCCAAAGTTAATTTGAGGCAATACAGTAGCAGTGGCAACACTTGGTTTTGGAGGAGTAGTCCAAGTAGTAGGAACATTAACAATTGGATATTGAGTAGTACCACCACTTGTGCCACCGCCTGTACCCCCATTAGTAGCAGCGTTAATTCCTGCAAGCGTAGTACCAGCACCAATTATCCTAATAATATCTGAAGTGGTTAATCCTGTGGGTGCACCCCCTCCAAAAATAGAAGTAATACCACGCAATAAATCAGCGCCTAATCCTGTGGGTGGCAGTCCCGCCTCTCCTGCTGCAATGTCGGCTGTTGTTATACCTGCGGTTAAACTACCTGTGGGTGGCAACCCTGCTTCCATTGCTGCAATATCAGCGGATGTAATTCCATCTGTTAGGCTTCCTAATCCTGCATCTAAAGTACTAGAACCAATATTTCCAGTATTGGGATAAACGCCTAGTCCCGCATCTAGTGCGCTAGGAATAATATTACCTGTATTAGGATAAACACCCATTCCAGCATCCAAAGCGCTAGGAATAATGTTTCCAGTATTAGGATAAACGCCCATTCCAGCATCTAGAGCAGATGTGCCACCTTGTAGATAACCACTTAATGCACCACCTGCGCCACCTAATAAAGCACCTTGAAGAATATCATTACCAGAAAGACCTGCTGTAGCACCGCCAAGAATAGCATTACCCAATGCACCTGTAGCTATTTCACTAGCACCAGCACCTAATATTGCATTACCAAGCAAGCCACCCGCACCAGATGCAGCCAATCCAATCTGAATCAAAGGCATCAATTGACCTATATCAGAACTTGATGCGCCTGTTGTATAGAAAAGTGGAGTGCCGTCAGGAGCAAACTGAACACGATAGCCTGTGTTACCTTTACCTGCTGTAGTACCGCCAAATGCATTGCTTCCTGTTTCGTAGTTATTTGCAATGGCTTGGCCTGTAACTTTATTGCCGAATGTTGTTTTTCCAGTGTCTCCAACTAACTTACCATCCACTGTCTTAATTTTTGATTGGTCAACTGGTACGTAAGATGAACCATACTCACCACCATCTCTAGCAACACCATAAACAGTTTCAAGTTTTGCGTCTTTGGGAACTTCAACCAAACGACTTTCAGGGTATGTTACTTCTCCAGTATCCGTACTGTTATAAGTCAGCGTTTTCCCTGTAGGCTCATAAATATAACGAGAAGTTTTGCCGTCTTCATCAGTTTGGGTAAAAACTCGTTTTCCGTTGTATAGCGTATCAATTGGTACTACAGGCTCTAAATCAGGAATTACACCAAATTGTTTAATGTCAGTAATGCCAGCAGTTGCCATCATTCTTGCCATGTCAGAAGCATTAGCTTGCGCAGTCCCCCATCCCTGACCTTGCCATTTATCCGTCAGGTTTTGCCCAAGAATTTGCTGGGTCAATGTGGCAGTGGCAGCATATCCAGTATCCGCAAGCACGTTACCTGACGCATCAACGATTTTGCCAGCAGCAGTTAGATATGTACCATTATTTAGATTAATTGGTGCTAAAGTTGTTGCTGTTGTAGTAGCTGGAGCAGTTGTCGTAGTTGTTGCAACTGGAGTAGTAGCAGTAGTAGTAGCTGTAGTAGCTGTAGTAGCTACAGGCTTAACTGCTGCTGGCTCTGTACCTTGCGCTCTTGCTGCTGCAACAGCACGTGCAAAAGATGCCTCCTCGTTAGCATCAATGACTGTGTCGCCACCACCTAAAAAACCTTCTGTCCAAAACTTTAAACCTGCTGGGTCTGCTTCACGACCAGTGTATTTGTCATATAACTGCTGAATAGTAAGCGCCATTATTAACCCCTAATCTCTACGTTAGATGTAATGCCAGCACCAATCTTCATTGCTTTTAATTGTGCTTCTGCTTCAAACTCTTGTTGCTTCATGGCAAAGTAAGCCTGTTGTTTCTCACGCTCTAATTGCAACTTAGCAACTTCCTTCTCACGCATTAACTGCATTTCAAGAGCAGCCTTCTGTTGTGCCATCTCTGTATCAATCTGCATTTGTTGTTGTTTCAACTGAATGTCAGCTTGTGCTTTGGCTTGGTTAGCCTGTATCTCAGCTTGTGTCCTAGCCATAATTGCTTGAACTTCTGGAGGCATCTGCTGTTGTTGTGGAGCAGGATTGCTCAATGCTTGGTCTTGCTCTGGCGTAATCGCCTTGTAGAACTCAGCACTATCTTTAAACCCTGCAATCTCAACCATGCGTCCCAATGTGCCACGATATTGAGCAGGTGAAACGTAAGGATTAGCAGGGCCGTACTGAGCAATCAACTGCTCTTGTTTAGCAAGAACCATAGTGAGCATAGCCATCTGTTCCTGACGATTCCCTGCACCCAAACCAACATTAATAGACACATCGTATTGGTTAGCCCATGTTCTAGGGTCAAACTCTACGAACTCACCACGCATACGAACCATTCGTGCTTTGTCTTGGTACTTGCAGAGTAAATGCAAGATGCCTTGGAACAAAGACTTAACGCCTGTCTCAGCAAAGATTCGAGCCATCAGTTCAATCTTACCTGCGCCAGCTTGTTGCATTGAAGCTACCGCAGCAGCAGTCACGTTCTGCAAGATAGCAGGGTCTAAACCCTGTGAAGCATCAGATACGCCTGTACGCTTAGACTGAACTGTGTCCAGATACTGAAGCATTGGGAAAGCAGCTTGTGCTACGTTCTGAACAACTAACTGTTGAACAGCACCCTGTGACTTAGCCCTGATAACACCACCTGCGGTAGATGTAAGCAAATCGTCAAGGTTTACCTGACCCTCAACAGCAACCACTCGTGCATTGTTTGTCAGATATAAGTTATCCAACATCTGACGAGTAATAGTGGTCTTAATCAGTTGTAAGTCTGTTGTCCTATCTGCCAACGAGTTACCAAAGAACTTGTGTGGGATAGGAATAGGACAGATTGAGTGGAAAGGAACATAGTCAACTTCCTCAACCATTTCCTTACCATCTTCATCTTGAAGAATCTCGTTTGAAGCGTAGAAAACTTGGGTCAGAGCAGCAATGCCCTTGCCATTCATATCAGTTTTGACATAGCACTCAAAGACTTCAATCTCTTGCATCGCAGGGTCATCAGTCTGCGTTTGGTAAGGTTGCTCACCAGCAGAATAACGAGCCACTCGCTCTGGTGTGTAAGCCAAAGCATCACCCATCTGTAAGCCTTCAACTTGCTTCTTGTTAAAGCCCATAGCAACCAAGTCACTACGAGTCAACATCTGCCTGTGGGCTACGAATGGGCTATCAGCAATAGTTCTAGCCTTCTTGCTAATCAAGAACTCCTCTGGGGGTACGTTCTCAATCGTTACCTTGCCTGACTTCTTCTTTTTTTGGACAACTACGTTATGAGTAGAACCCATCACAGGCATACCCATAGGGTCTATAACTGGCTGACCCATTGGGTCAATAATTGGAAACTCTGTCGTATCTTGCTCGACAATCTCCATAGTCTCATCACTCATCAGCATTGCTAACTCGTCATCAGACAAGTCAAAGTAACGCTCTTTTGTAATGTCTTCTTTGTTTTCCCAATACGCCTTAACGATGCCATTCTTCTGCATCAAAGCATCTTTGAACCAATCATGCAGAATGGCTACACCAGCGTTATCACGATTGAAAACCCAATTGCAGTAATCAGTAGCTTGCTTAGCAGAGGCTTCATCCCTTGGGCCTTGTGGCTCAAAGACTACGATATTGTCTGAGCCTGTAAAGATACGAACTAAGCTAGGTAGCGCACCATCTATTGCTTCTGCCACTTCTCCTGTAACGATTTGAGACTTACCCTCAACTTCATTACCATATGGCTGTCGTAAATAAGCCTCCAGAGCCTGTTTGCGTTGTTCAACAGTTTCGCTTTCAATAAATCCAATTGCATCATCAATCTCTGATTGGATTATCGACATTAACTCGTTCTGTGCCATGCTTGTCCTTTGGAGGGCGTCCCATTCTGGGTTTATCCAATTGTAACTCTTTTACCATATTTTCAAGCATTTCGAGACGTTTTTCAAGTTCTTTTACTTTAGGGGCTAGATTTACCCCTTGCATTGATACATACATCAGACAATCCATTTCGGCAGTTTGTTAATAGGCTTATCCCAAGTTGAATGTCCTTCATCCAATCCAAGGGCTAAGTAGCGGAAAGAATCAGAGCCATGACTAGACCAATCGTGTAGTGGTCTTTCATAAAATATCTTACGCTTCTCATCGTAGTCTCTGCGGTAGTTTCTCAAGCAGTTGAGTCCTGTTTGAACCTTTGGCACATTAAACCAGCACCTTGGCAATAACCTTCTTACCGCTTGGATGCCATCATCTAGTCCCATTCTGGGACTAATCTTGACTTCTAATCCAGCTTCTTCAAGCATTTCTAATCGGCTCTTACCTGTGCCTAACTCCCTGACCCTAACGTCATGGGGCAGAATATGCTCTGCTTTTAGATAGTCGTTGTCTTTAATCCACTTCACATAGTGGTCTAGTCCAACTCCGTGATTCTCGTAGTAGTCAAGCAAACGCACCTCAGTACCCACTAACTGAGCCACCCAGATAGACGTAGAGTCACCCATTCCCAAGTCCCAAGCAGTAAAAGTTCTACTGATTTCCTCTCTGGGAATCTCTTGCATATGCTTCTTGTCTTCTAGTTCATTGAGGATTTGCCCATAGTAAGAGCCTTCTACGGCAGCATCAAAGCTACACTCGAACTCTTGGCGGTATTTATCCTCACCCATCTCATTCTTAGCAGCCTTTAGTTCTACATCATCTACCACCCCTGTCTCTGAGGCTTTGAACTCTAGCAAACCCCATCCTTCTTCTTTCTCTGCCCTGTCTCGCAGTTCTTTGAAGTGGTTGTGTCCCTTTGGCGTACCAATGAACAAGCACCAGCCTTTCCTGTCAGCTAGTGCAGGTCTTACTATGTCTGTCCAAATCTTAGGATTCTGGTCACCAATCTCGTCTAGGATTACTCCATCGAAATACTGGCCTCGGAGTGTTTCTGGATTGTCTGAGCCAAACAACTGGATGCGCCTACCCCAGAAGTCCACCCTTAGTTCTGAGATATTGCTAGTGCCACCCAGAGGCTCTGAATACTTCACAAGATAGTCCCATGCCACCCTCTTAGCTTGTCCGTAGGTAGGGGCTATATAAGCGTATCTAGGGGCTTCCTTTT